CACCTCGGCGATGTCCAGCTGCTTGCCCCCGGGGTCAAGCTCGGTCAGGACATCCATGAGAGTGGTGACGCCAGTTCCCTGAACAGCCATTTAACCCTCCAACATTGACCGGGTCACCATGACGCGGCCTTCAACAAACTACTTCTTCGGGTAGTACTTGTCCTCGCGACGCACCGCGCCGGTCGTGCCGGTCGTGCTGGTCTCGAAGGTGGTGTCTTCGGCGATCGCCTGTCCCGCCTTGAAGGCGAAGGCGATCATTTGCGGATGGAGCCCGAGACCCGTCTCGTTCAGCCACTCGCGAAAACCTGCCGGCGCCAGCTTGTCGAGCGCCTTGGCCGACACGCGCTGCACGCCCTTGACGTCGAGCCCGCCGAAGTCGAGCGCTTCGCCCGCTTCGTTCTTGAACGGCTCGATGGCCTTGCCCTCGGCGTCCTTGCCGGCAATCACGGCACGGGCTTCATTCTCCCACGCGGTGCGCTGGGCGGCGATCGAGGTTTCGAGCGCGCTGCCCGCGCCGTCGACTGCGCGCTTGATGCCGTTGGCGTAGACCGCGGCGAGCTTCGACGCACCGACGTTCGAGACGCCCAGCTCGCGAAGCAGCGGCTCGGCCTCGGTCAGCATCTCGGCATCGACGTCCATGCCTTCCGGCAGGCCGCTGATCTCGTAGGCGGTGCCTTCCTCGGGCGCACCGAACAGCTCGCCCTTGTCGTCCGCGCTATCGTCGTCATCGCCGGCGGTCTTGTCGTCCGTGTCGTTGTCGTCGGTCTTCGACAGGTCGACCTTGTCAGTCTCGGACGCTGTAGTCGAGGTATCGGAGCCCGACGTCGTGTCCGCGGTCGTGTCCGCGGTCGTCGCCGCCGTCGCCGTCGCCGTGGTCGTCTCCGTCGAGTTCTCGGCGGCGCTGTTTTCGGTAGTCGTTTCGGTTGTCATGGTTCACCTCCAGTTGGGTTTTGGTCTCCGCTTCAAGGATGCGCGAAAGCGCGAGCGGTCCGAGCACTTGCTCGGCGCTGCGGAGAATGTCCAACCCCAAGCTCCTGCGCCCCTCGCTCCAAGCGTGGATGCGTCCATCGGAGTGGAAGTTCCCCGTCAACATGCCGGACGTTTCGAGGATTGTAAAGAGCACGCGCAAAAAACTCTCGCTCTGCGCCAAGCTCTCGAAGTCCATGCGCGCCAGATCGCGCCGCGAAATCTTCGCCATTTACTGTCCCAGCATCCGCTGGAGCGCGCTCGTGCCCTGATCGTCGATCTTGGTTTCGCTGAGCAGGCGAGCCGCCTCCGCGGCGTCGCGCATCGCCGGCGCGTTCTGGGCCGCCTCGGCGCGCTGGGCCTGAGCCTGAGCCTGAGCCTTCATCTGCGCCACCAGCTCGTCCGAGCGGATGATGGTCGGCGTGGTGCCCGAGCTGGCCGCGTACTCGTCGATCGCCTGCTCGGCGTCGAACTTGATCGCGGCATCGGGGAACAGCCCGGCGACGAACCCGACGAACCGCGCCGCGCGCTCGATCGCCGCGTTGCTGCTGGCCTTCTGGGCTTGGGCGAGGATCGAGACGAACTCGATCTCAAGCGGCTTGCCGGCCAGCTCGTCAGGGATCGGCGGCAACATGCCGAGGTTCTTGAGGATGGTGTAGGCCCGCTGGACGTCCACCTCCAGCTTCTCGATATTGACGCGGTCGACGACCGGGCCGAGCTGGGTCAGCTTCTCCTCGTTGCGGTACATCAGCTCCTGCTCGTTGCGGGGCTGGACGCCTTCCATGTCGCTGATCGCCATGAACAGGTCGGCATAGAAGATTTCGTTGACGCGGCGCGTGTGCCAGTCGATGTCCTCGCGCAGCGCGCCGGGGATGCGCGGGTCTTGGCTGACCAGCGCGCTCACCACGTCGCCCGACTGGGCGTCGATGTAGTTGATCGTGCCCGGGTCGAGGCTGAGCCCGGTCCGGCTGAGGCCGGCCGGCGCCGCCAGCGGCGGCTTGACCATGATGTCGGTGGCGCGGCTCTTGCGCCGCGCGACGAGTTGAAGCTCGCGCATGTCGCCCAGCGCCTCGAACCCCGGCGAGCTGTCGCAGTAGACCTGATCGCCGCTGGTCTCCCAGCGCGGCGCGGTCACCGGCTGGCTGTCGAACCCGCCCTTGGTGAGAATGATCTTCTTGTCGTTCTGCCCCACCTCGAAGCGTACCGAGCGCCACGGCTTGCGGACCCCGGGGTCGATGAACTTGCCGTCGACGTCGGTGTTGCGCTCGATGACGTGAACGCACGGCACGCGGTCTTCGTAGTTGCCCTTGTCGTAGGCGTTGAGCACTGGCGCGCTGAGCTTGGCGCGGTCGCCGCCGACGATCGAAAACAGCTGGTGGACGGTCGGCGCGGTGTTGCGCACGAACGCGCGCAGCCGAAGGCCGTCGTCGAGGGCGAGATGGTAGGTGCCGACCGGCATGTGGTGGTAGACGCCCATGTACTCGGGATGCTCAAGGCTGAGCACCGCGCCGACGCCCATCGGGCCGAGGTCGGCGTACTGCATCTTGGTCGCGTCGTAATAGTTGGTCTTGGCGAAGAAGGCGTAGATCGCCATCTCGGTGACCTGCAACCACTCCTTGACCGGCTGGAAGTCGCGCAGCTCGGGATCGTGCGTGGTCAGCTTGAACCACGGCCGCGAAGCCGAGGTCAGCCCGGTCGCCATGCCGTTGGTCAGGCGCCGCGCGGCGATCCGCGACGCGGTGTCCTGCAACACCGTGTTCGACCGGCGGCGGCGGCGCCCCGAATAGGGTGTCTGGGACGCGCGGATGTCGGTACGGTTGGGCGAGCAGAGACGCCCGATGTCCTCCCAGTCGTGCTCGAACTCCTGCCGCTCTGCCTTCATCGAGGAGATGCGGTCTTCGAGCCGTTCGCGCTCGGTCTTCTCGATGGCCATGCGATCTACAGTCCTGACGTGGCGGCGGTGCCCGCCGTGGTGGCAAGAGCCGGCAGGCCGATGTTGCCCGCGCGGTTGGCGAAGATCATCGCCGACGGTCCCAGCGTGCGCTTGGTGCGCAGGCCCATCCGCACGGCCGGGTCGCCGTTGTCAGGCAGCATCGTCATCGCGCGCTGCGGGATTTTCTCGACCTTGGGCGGGTCGGGTGCGCTGCACATGGCTCAACCTTTCTACTTGGCGGCGAGAATGATGCCGATGAGGCAGAGGATGCCGCACAGGCCGAGATGATAGGTGAAGTTCTCGCGGAATGTGGCGATCGCCATGAACTTCTCGAAGTTCCTGTCGCGACACAGGCGCATCGCGGCCTTGTCCCGGTAGTCACTGACCGCCGTGAACAACCACATGCCGAAACTGTAGAGCGCGATCAGCGCAAGAGCGAGGATGATCCAGTGCATCAGTTGACCTCCAGTTTGGGCTGGTCGAAGCCGACCAGTCCCGTCGGTTCCTTGCCGCCGATGCCGGCGCGGGCCATGTCGCCTTCCAGCTCGATGATCTTCCGGCGCAGCTCAAGGATCGTCGCGCCTTGCGTCGCCAGCGCCCCGCCGAAGAAGCGAAGCAGCTCATGCTGGTCGTGCACGAACGCCACCAGCTGGGCATGGTCCGCGCCCTGTTCGAGTTGCGAATTGAGGATTTGATCCATTTCGCGGGCGTTGCCGTTGGCGGCTGCGCGGGCGATGCGGTCTTCGATATTCATTCGGGTGTTCCTCTTGCGGGGTGCGCCCCGGGGTGCCGCGCCGGCTGGCGCTGGGCTTCGCCTTGGGGCAAATAGCCGAAGCCTTCGCAGCGCTTGGCCAGATCGTTGAGCGCGACGAACGCCGCGGTCGGATCGGACTTCACCTGCGCGGCGATGTCTAGGATTTCTGCGCTGAGCGTCTTCATCGTTGTGCCATCCCGAACGCCTGACCGAGCACCAAGCCCGGGCCGCGCAGCTTGAGGCTTGAGCGGTCGACGCCCATCGCGGCGTTGACGACCCCGTCCTTCATGATGCCGCGACGCTCAAGCTCGGCGCTGCCCATCGGCGGCAACCCCTTGCCCTGCATCCGCATCAGCAGGTTGTTGCCTCCTCCGCTGCACATGCCTCAACCCTCCAGTTCGCGCAGTCGTCGCTGCTCGTAGCTCTCGCTGGGCAGCTGGTGCCCGATGTACGGTCCTATCACCATTTTGCGCTTAGGTGTAGTCATGTTCGCAAGCATCAGCGCTTCACCCCGGTCGGGCGACCGGCCGAGCCGCTTCTTGATGTCGTCCTTGCCCTCGATCTGGATGCCCGACCGGCCGAGGAACCAGCGTGGCGCGGCGAGGTCGACCGCCAGTTGAGGATCGTCGGGGATGGCGATCGGGTCGGTATTCGCAGGGTCGAGCGCTTCGCGCATCCGCCAATGCACCTCGGCCCGCTTGTTGAAGAAGCGCAGCATGGTGGTGCCGAGCATGATGCCGTCGGGCGCCGCGGCGCCGTTGACCGGCACCGAGTAGATGTTGTTCATCACCAGCGCATCGTAGGTCGAGGTGCCGACGCCGACCACGTCGACATGGACAGGCGCGTCATCGCGTCGCTCGGCGATGATGAGCCCGGCCGACTTGTTGCCGTCGTCGATCGCCACGCCCTTGTGGATTTTCTGGGCCGCGAAGAAGTTGCCGTAGCGTGCCGAGATGACCAGCTCGTCGTGGCCGCCTTGGTTGACGGTGCCGCCCATGTTGCCACCGCGCGCCACGTCGCAGCCGATGCTGTCCATCGGCCCGAGCAATGCGGCGCCCGAAGCGATCTGCGCATTGCGCTGCTTCCAGCGCTCCTGTGCCGCGTAAATCCACGCGGTCGGGATCAGCTGGTTCGCATTGTCCTCGACGCCGGCCATGAAGTCGCCTTTCAGCATCTGCGATCGAAGCGGCTCGGGCAGGCTCTGGAGCTGGGCCACATAGTCGGTCGCCATGTAGTAGGGGTTGTCGGTCACCAGCGCATGGATGAAGGTTCGCGACTTGGGGCGGATGATGTCCTCGGGCCGATGCTCGCTTGCCTTGAAGCTGTACCACGGCGTCGGCACGCCGTCGACGAACTTGATGATGAAGGGCTGCGGCCCGGCCAGCTCGTAGTCCTGATTGTCGCCGACGGTGGCGAACCAGCGAAGCTCGCCGTCCTTGGCCGGGTTGGGGTGGTTGCTGTCGAGCCACGGGGCGAAGAACTTGATGACCCAGCGCCCCTCCGGCGTGGTCGGCGGGTTGAACGCCAGCACCGCGCGGACGCGCTGCTTGGGATCGTCGGTGCGGTTCCACGTCAGCGTGTAGCGGACATCGCTCTCTCGCATCTGGGTGACTTCGTCGTAGCCCTTGAAGTCGTAGTCATCGCCCTGCTGCTTCTCCTCGTCGCCCGGGTTGTCGAGCCCGAAGAAGGAGACGAAACGCTCGATCGCGTCGGGCGTGGTGAAGACCCAGCTCGACGTCTGGCTGGAATAACCATCGCGCGTGCCGAGCATCTTGGTCAGCTCCTGTACGAACTTGCGCGTCTGGTTCTTCTGCGGCCGGATGATGGCCGAGCGCTGGTGCTCGGACGCGGCCAGCCCGGTGATGAGATACGACTTGCCGCCACCGGCCGCGCCGCCATAGCCGACGATGTCGGCGAGGCTGTTGACGACTTCGAGCTGCTTGGCGGTCGGGAAGAACACGCGGCTCTTCGCCTGCTCGGCGAGCAGGTCGCGCAGCTCGGCGCGCTCCTCGGGCGTCAGGTAGCGCTCGATCTCGTCGAGGTCAGTCACAACGCCTTCAACAGCGCTTCCTGCGCAGCCATTAGTATCTCGTCCGCAGCTTTTTCTCCAGCACGAGCGGCCATGAAGATGTCGTTTGCATTGACACGCGCCTGACTGGCGTCGCGCAGCCTCTCCTTCGCTGCGCGCACGTCATCAATCAGCTTCTCTACTTGAGGCGAAACATCCGCATCGGACATCAGTCTTCTCCCATCAGGTCTTCGATCGAGGGCGTCTTCGCCTTGCGATCCAGCGCCACCGCCAGCAGGCTCTGGACGCGGTTGTCGACGAGCACCGCGGTCTTCGGCGCCTCCAGTTTCTCGCCGGCGCTGGTCACGTCCAGCTTGGCGCCATAGCGCCGAGGGGCGACCATTTGGGCGTACTTCTCGCGGGCATAGACACGCAGCTTCGAGCGCTGGATTGCCTCGCCATCGATCTTGGCGAAGGACCGGCCGTCCTTGTCGATCTCGATGTAGGCGTCGGCGTTCGCGTTGTCGGCGATCTCGATGATCTCGTCGACGATGCTCTCCACTCCCAGTTCGCGCGCGCGCTCGACCTGTGATCGAATATCTTCATCATTCCGCTGCCAACGGATGAAGACAGCGATTGAGCATAGCGCTTGTTTTTCGCCGTCTTCCGCCAAAATCTTGGTGAGAGCGCGTCCGTTCGCCAATTCCTCGCAAACGTAATCGACGATGCGCGCTCGCTCTTCGGGACTGTACATGGCCTAGTTATCCTCGTTTTGCGATTTTTCGTCAACACGCCCGGTCAGCGCTTCCAGTGTCGCATCAAGGGGATGCGGAACATGCTCGATCTGCTTCGCTGCGGGCGCGCTCGCGCGTTCACCCATCAACCACATCTCGTAGCTGGTGCCTTTCGGCAACCAGTTGACCACGATCTCGTCTTCGCCCAGCTCGAAACCGAACAGCGCGAAATCCACATCCATCATGACCATCCGATTGCGCGGCTTCGAGCGTTGCCGGGCCGGCACGCGCAATTCATCGGGCTTCTCCTGCACGGCCCATGGATCGATCGCCTCGACGCTCAACCCGTAGTGCTCGGTCAGGATCGCGTTCATCGTCCCGTAATTGACCGCCTGCGGCGCCGGCGCGGCGCGTCGGCCGGCGTCATACTCGATCCGAATGTGCCCGGGATGCTGCGGATCATCGATGGTGGTGCGCAGGGGAAGCGCCAACTGGCGACCGCGGAGAAGCGCGAACCCTCGCACCTTCTCAGGCAGTCGGTCCTCGTGCCGGACATGGAAATAATCCCCCGGCTGCATGATCGAGAACGGCCAGACCCACGCCCCGCTTTCAGGCGGGTTGAGCACGCCGAGATAGTGCCCTCCATCACCACCGACCAACTGAGCGGCAGCAACAACATCGCGCCTCTCGCTCGGCTGTTGATCGGGATCGACGCGGGTCACCACCGTGTAGTCTCCCTCCAGCCGGGTTGCGAACTTGTACGCCGGGCCAAGCCGCCGTCCCTCGCTGTGCGCATAGACCTTGACCGCGCCGTTCGGCTTCTGCTCCTGATGAACCGAAAACTGGTCGCCGATCGCCATGTGCCTGAATGGCCAACGCCAGACCCCCGGTGCCACCGGT